TAATCCAGAATTAAAATTCTCGTGGTCTGGTTTTGTACCTACAGGTGTTGTTAATTTACGAAATACTTTACTAAATGGTAGAATCAAACTAACTGATTTGTTTCGCCCAGGTCCTGCTACAAGCACGACGAATATATTCGCACGTATATCGTAGTTAGCCATAGGCATCCACACTCTTCTACCTAATGCACCAGACACAGATGACAGCGCCGCCCAAGTTCTAAACAACTTAGGTATCGGACTTTTTTCTGTAGCCTGTACACATGCGTCTATATAGTCTTTATATATTCGCGCCATCGTGCCCCCTCTCCCATGTTTTCATGTTCTTCCAAGTGTTACCCACTTCAACAGAAGAAGGTATCACCAATGTTCTCTCGCCTACTTGAATAGGATTTGTCATACACTCAACGATCTTAGGCATCAGCTCATCTATCTTTTCAGTAGGAACCTGTCCTAAAATCGCATCGTGTACTTGTCCTAATACTTGAACACCATCATCACGCAACTCATTCCACACTCGATATAATCCCATGTTCAATAAATCACCAATAGTAGATTGAGGTACATAAGCGATAGCACCACGGAGTGTTGTGGCATCATCAAGTCTACCCCAGAACTGTCTGCGTCTGCCGATAGGAGTAGTTAGTGTTCCAGTATTTAACAACTCATTTGCTATGTTGTCATGCCACTTGCGTATTCCAGGGAATGCGCCAGGCACTTCAACGTATTTAGCCTTCTCACCATATACCTTACCATATGCTAGAAGCTCATCAAAACCAGCTTTAGGATCTTGCTGATGCCAGCGATTCACGGAATCAAGACTGACTACTCCACCATAATAAAGTAATTGGAATCGTGTAGCATGTGCTACTTTGATCTTCAGATGTCTAGCCAAGGATGCGGCGGACAAACCATAGTTAGTACCATGACCTGCACGTTTACACATATCTCTAAAACTAAATTGTAAGTAATAAGGATTCTCGGCTAGCTTTCTTTCTTGGGCAGGATCACCGCTCCAACCCATATTTTTCCAGACCATCTTGACCACTGTGGTATGCAAGTCACCACTCTCACAAGCATCAATATATCCTTGATCGCCTGTTAAGTAGGCAACCACACGAGATTCTGCTTGTTCCAAGTCTGCGTAGAACATAGTCATTCCATCATCTGGAATGAAGATTTCGCGCAAGTCTTTTGTTATGTTTTGAAGGTTAGTTCCTGTACCCCAAGGGGCTTCTGAAGATGACCAACGACCTGTCTCTGTGCCTGCCACATTATAAGAACAACGAATGCGATTGTCCTTATCTCTATCTGTTTCTAGCACACCAAGTTGTTTGTCAATATCGCGCAACGCAAGAATCGCGTTGGCAAATACTTTTGCTCGTGGATAATTTTCGCGCAGTTTTTCTAGCGCTTCACGATCTGTTGAAACTTTTGACTTACCTTTTTTATAGGACATGATCTTAGGTATACCTAAGTGTACATAAAATAAATCCTGCAATTGTTTTGGGGAAGCGTGGTTTAAGTCTTTACCTGTTGCCGCTTGGGCAAATAGATTCAACATACGCTCTAACTTCAAGCGCGCTTTTTTCAAGGGGGCACGCATGTTCTTAACTTTCTCTAGGTCTACGCGCAAACCCTTCTGCATCATAGCCATTGCAGGCTTGAGGCTATCTATTTCAAACTGATATGTTTTGGAAGTGGTATCGTCTAATTCTTTTTTAATCTTCTGCCAAATCTCCAGAGTCACTGCGCAATCTAAAGCGCAATAAGTCCAGAGGGTCTGCTCAGAATCGAGTTCGATATTTTGTATATCTACGTTCTTTATTATTTTTGCCATTGCTTTTGTCTCCTGTGTTACTCATAGTCTCTCTCAATTATCATGTCGATATAGTGTTTTGCTTTTAGTAAGTCTTGCTTGCCACCCTTGTCTTGATGTCTGCAGATATACTTGATTGCATTACCTTCTGCAAAAAGAAATTTGTTCTGGTTAACGAACTCCGATGGTTGTATCTTATACTTCTTATAATGATCGCCACCCACTTGTGTGGTGTATGCGGTCGTTTCTCTGTTACTTGTATAACTCATCTATTCCGCCTATAATATTAAATATCTCGTCACGAACATATTGTGCATTTAAGTATGCATATTCGCAAACGATACTAAAATCTTCTGTCTTTCCGCGCAACCAAATCTTGGCGCGTTCTTTGTTTGATAGACTTTCACGTGACTTGTTGGTCGACATAAAGTCTGATATCGCTTGGTCAATTACTGATCTCCACAATCGTACTTCACTCTCGATAGTTACTAAATCATTTGGTATGTGTAACTCCGAAAAATATGGAGCACGTTTTGACATTGGTTACATTTATTCATCTCTTTTAGTACTCTTTGAAAACTTAGCCATGGTTTTCCAAGCACCCTCGTTTGTATATATTGAACCTAAAAAGCCTAAGCCTTTCTGTTGTTCGGGCTGTAATGCATGTTGGGCATGCATTGTATCATGAATAGTTCCCGCTACTTTTATATTGTGTTTATATTGTAGCCACGACACATCATACGTTTGGTTCTGTGCGACCTTCGTAATCTTTTCATTTTCTAAGACACGTTTTATCCAAGCCCATGCTTGTTGTTCATGAGCAACATCGGTCCAATAGTTTTGGAGTACGTTTCGTTTGTCCTTGAAAGGTATAACGAGAGCGACAGTATCGCTTGGAGCGAAACCAATACAAGTAATAAAACCGCCGCCTGTTTCAATGTCGAAACTGAGTGGCTGATCCGCGTTATTCTCTCTAATATACTTTTGTTCGAAGTCCTCGAGGTCTTTGATTTCTGGTTCAATCCATAACTCTCTTTCTTTTATTTTAATTTCTGGTGTGTTTGATTCTTCGACTGCTTTCTTGATGTCCGCTAAGACGATAGGTCTGAAGTCAAAGTTTCTGATAACGGCACTAGGACTAAACGTAGGCATAACCTTGGTCCCACTTGTGAGGTCTGATTTGAGAATGGTTCCCCTGTAAGTACCTATCTTGTCTAGTCCTGTCAGCGCCCATAACGCAAGGCTCCCCATAGCAATAATGATATTAGGTGCACACGCGTTAAGCTCGTTTTGCAACCGCTCTAACTCGCTCTCATACTCTGGCTTTAAAAAGCCGAAGCCATTCACAGGATACTTCGAGCGCCACTTATTCTCTTTACTAAACTTAGAATAGTTTTTCTTGTTCATAAAGAAATGGGCGGGGTTCTCCTGTGCTGGCTTCTGAGCGAGAGCATGCGTAAGCAAACAGTTCTCCACATTTAGTTCTAATATCTCACACATCTTGTGAAACATTTTTCCCGTACTACCAACCATGATTTCACCAAGACGTTGCTCATCCGTAGTTGGAAAATCAAATACGAAAGCTATCTTGCAATCACCGTTAGGTTGTTGTGAAGGTACTGTTTGCTTATTCATGTTAGAGTATTCTCTTTACTGTTGGTTGTAGAATATCTTTATTCTGCCCAACCATCTCGTGCTTGATTAAGCCCTTGAAGGTTTTACCAATTGCCATCTCTAGCAATTCACTGTAAGGCAGGTCTTCCACATGACCCATGTCTAACCCATTGGTTAGAAACGACTTCAATCCTGTTGCAGGATTGTTAACTTTCAAGGCATTAGGTGTAGCCCAGAACTCCATACGAGTTGGCTGTGCATCCTTGAGTTTATCTTCAGTTAAATCTGAATCGATAACTCCGATCGCCTTGACGTTTACTCTGATGAGAGGGGTGTTGTTTTGTCCCACCTCATCTGCTCTATAAGAAGTTATAGAGAACTCATAACTACCCTCTGGTAGCACGACAGATTCTGGCGTGTCATTGGGTGTCATGTTTAAGAAGTCAGCAACATTAGACATTATTTATCTCCTTTCGTATTGCTCTCTTTTAGTTTAGACTGTGCGTTATTCTGAATAGATTGGAATAACTTGTTCAAGTCAAGTTCAATGTTCGGCTCTATTAAAGACGGCGCTGTAACTTTCAGATCCATTCTATGATCTGACATTGTACGTAACGTGCGCTCTGTTCCTTTGCTAGATGAACGAGTATCTATTCTGCATACACAGTTAAAGTATCTACCAATCTTAGTAGATAGCTTCGAACCGACAGATGTAGGATATGCTTTTGACACACCCATATCGCCTTCCATGTACTGCATGTGCGTGGTTACCACAACATTACATTTCACTTCATCACCTGTGATATATTGTATAATGTTTTGGACATCACGCGCCGCCGCTCCCCACTCGGGTTGGCTAGCTTGCTCTGTTGGTTTTTTGTTATTGAAGACGAGAGCCGCTCTTAAGGCAGCTTCGCCCATCAGTGTGAGGGAATCAATCACTAGAACTGTATCGTCTCCCCATTCTTTCACAGGACCTAAGTCCTCATCGCCATCTTTCCAATGGGATAATAACCGTGCCCCTCGTCTAAACGAATCGGCTTGTCCTAGTGAATCTCTTAACGTAACATATGAGACGTTCTTTACTGCCTCGGGTTTTAAAAACTCGGGCAAGATATCAAGACCATCATCATAATCTAGTATACGTAACTTTTTACCTGCGTTAGCTAAACTCGCTAGGGCAGATGTCTTACCGCTACCACTGTCTCCACAGAGAAGTAGCTTGGTAACACTTGTAGATTTATGTTTACTGATGTTTGCCATTTACTGGTCTCCTATTATGTTTTGAATTATATACTATTAAAAAGATTTGTCAAGAAAATTATTTACCACCCTTGATAACTTCAAGTTCTTGTGGTTTTGTTTCTTCTAAATCTGGGTGATACTCTTGAGTAAAGTCATTACCAAAGAACATTCCCCTTTGTGATTTCGCATGAGCACATGCTTCTCTATATCTACAACCGCCGTAGTTTCCACATGATGTGAAGTTCGCGGGATAGTATTGTGAGTTAGCATATACATCTGATATACTAAGGTGATGCAAGGTATCATTGTACCACTCATCAATTAGTTCTTTTGGTACATTGTATACTTGTCTTGCAAACCTTGTAAAATTCGCGCCTGTCTGTACTGCGTCAATGATGAAGCCATCAACAGGCAACTTCAATACTTCACGACATGCCCAGATGTATGCGAACACTTGGTTGTTTGGCATATAGCCATTGAAATACCATTCAGATAATGATGACTTAGTTGTTTTGGTATCAACCAGATAAAGCCTGTCATCAATAGAAACAATCTTATCTATTCGACCGCTGAACCTGTGACCTTGGTCACCAATGGGTACTTCAAACCTTTGCTCTAGTGCAGGCGACCCGTCTGGCATGGTAGCTAGCTTTAGCTTATCATCCCAGAACTCTTCCGCTTTCCACACAACCGCACGGAGTGCCGCCTCTAATCCTCTTGCATTTTCATCAGCAAGTTTTAAGTCCTCGCCAAATTCGCGCAAGACGGAAGCTACTGCACGATTAGTGGATTCAGATTTTGTTAAACCCTCGTGCCTCGCCTTATCTAATTCTTCCAAGCCATGATGTACTGCGGAACCAAATCCCGTAGCACTGGAGTAGCTTGTAGATTTCCAACCATCTAATACAGATAGCTTGTAATATCTTGGGCAAGCTAAGAAAGAACTTAGGCTTGAAGTGTCCCATATCTTTTGGATAGGTTGACCGTTGTCATCCCATACAAACTTTCTAATTCTTGGTAATTCGCTCTCACTCATATTGTCTCCTTATTCTAGTGGTGGTAATATCACCTGCGGTCTATACTTAACGTAGTTCTCAATCAAATCAGACGGAACACAACGCAACATTAAACCTTCAATGTCATTTAGTTCTTTCATAATAGATTCTCTCGCTATCTCACAATTGTTTACATCCGTGTAAAGAAACTTTGATGCCATGTTAATACACTGCTTATCCCCAACAGGACCTAAACAAAGATAACCTATTAAGAATACTACTGTAGAGTTCATGTCTCTGATACTAGCATATCAAGAATGTTCTTGTCAAACTTTTTTGGCGCTTTAGTTGTAGCACTTTTCTTTGATATACGTTTGCCACTTGATTCTGCTTCACGGACATTCACGCGTGTCGCTTTTAAATAATCTACTATCTTTTGAATAGCTGTCTCGTCGTTAGATAACTCAACCGAATCTCTCTCAAGTAAATCAGTTGGGATTTCTATC